ATGAAAGAACAGATCATCCAGGTTGCACAGGCGCATGCACAGCTTGCACGTATGGCAGAGAAGCAAATGGGCGAGGAAGAGGTACAGAGTGCGCTTGTGCGAGCAGGGGAACGCATTGTGGAATCGTTGCTAGAGAGCTTTACTCTGGATTATCCAGAGATGTATCGAGTCTATAACGATGCGTTCTGGCAAGAGTACAGTTCGAGATGAAACAGGAGGCAAGTAATGAACATTCACGAACTAGTTGATCGCGCCATGAGGAGCATGGTTCAAAATGGTCAGGTGCGACCGACCGTCTATGCCGAGTTCTCAGAGAGCACCGTGAAGGAATTTCCGCTGTTCAATTTTATCGGCGATGGTCGCACAAAAGCACATCAGCTTTTTGTGCTCGGTCGCGAGGTTGGGCATAAGCCAGAGTATGCCGACAAAGCGTTGCAAGAAATCTGCTTTGTCTCAGAGGTATGGCTAACGTCGGGGCAGAGCAACCCCAATCCTGGCATGAAGCCACCTGGTAACGTGCCATCTAGAGAATGCGCGATGTTCCTCATTGTGGAAGCAGTAGCACCATTCAGCCAGCACGCCACACTCTACACAGTGATGCGCACGGGCAAAGGCAGACCAGGCCAATTGGTCCTCTTCCAGGACGATGTTCCCGTTGATGGCATGATGGCACAAGCATTCATTGCAGGTTGGCGCAGTCGCGATCTTTCTGATGCAGTGGTCAGAGCGATGCAGCCACGTGGCATGCGTGCATTCTTGCAGCAGGGTAGGCAGTAGTATGGCGGCGACGTGCGCAGTATGCAGGCAGCCATGCCGAGGCAAGTGCGGCAAGTGTAATGCGAGGTTGTGCTACTTGCATACGCCGAAGACCGCAAGAAGCAAGTGCGCAGTCTGTCCACCCAATACTACGACGGTTAATCTGCACCAGCCCATGCCAGCAAGACAACAAAAGATGCCATCGCCACCCGCACGGCCAGCATCACGCATGGTGCCGGTGTATGTCCCCAAGGCGCAACGGAAGCAGATTGAGGACATGACGCCGGAGGAGGCGCTGGCAATGATCGCCGATATTCGGGCGAGGTTGCTGGCAAAGCAGAAGCGCGAAAGGGACTACCTCGGCAGGAGAGCAGCGCGAGGCACACATACGCCGACGGATGACGCGTATGAAGCGGACCAGGTGCTAGAGGATGACATTATAACGTTGATTGATACGCTCGAAGGAGCGGTTAGAAAGGATTTTGGATTATGAGAACCACTCAAACAAACGAGATCAGCATGAACGTGCCGATCACCATCTACCAGGAAGGAGCAGCACTCTTGATCGCCTTAGAAGGCTACAGCCGCGAGAGCGCCGAGGCTGTAGCCATAGAGAGCGTGGCACCTGGGGCAGTCACGCTCAAAGGGAGAGAGACCAGTACGATCTACCAGATCAGCGCAACGGCATATTGGCGTGCCTATCACGGCTCAGAGGAGCCAGACGTAATCTGGGCTGGCCTCCATGCTGCCAGCGCTGCATACGAACGCCAGCAAGCCAATGCGGAAGAGTTGTTGCTTTTGAACAGCGTACCAACCTTGCTGAGCAAGGTCGGTCTCTATTGCTCGAAGAAGGATTGCGGCAGCAGAGCCAGGCGTGTGCATATGACCGAGGACTTGAGTAGGTCAGGCGCGTTTGTGATTCTGCCCATATGCGAGCAGTGCAACCTTGTGAGGATGAAGGAGAAGTATAGGGACGATGAACAGAGCAGTTCTGACGACACAGTGTTCTTGAGCACAGAGCAGGTACAGGAGCTATCAGGTGGAGTATTGTACCCAGTTGGCGAGGAGGACTAATACAAAACGTGGGCGCAAGCGACAAACATGCGGGAACATCAAGACGCTTGCACATCACAAAGGACGATACAAGCCGAGTGGCTAGTGTACTCCTACTTATTAGTACGTAAGCAAGCAGACGGAAGTACACACATTTAGGAATGTAGTGCGGGGACTGGACGAAGAGAAGAGCACTGTAGAAATGAGTCGAGCCAACCAAGGGGACCAAGATTTTCCAGTTCTGCAATCCCCCTCAGTTGGCTCTAGTCGCCCGTGGCACGGGTCGCGGGTATGAGGCACACTGTAATGCTATCAGATAGAGATATGAATGTCAATATTCCCAGGAGCAGGCAAGAGCGCATACGAACTACATTCATACCGGAGTATAGCGAAGAGTTCATAGATATTTCAGAGCAGCAGTATAACGATGTGCTCTACCTCATTGCAACACATGCACAAAACATCTTGCCAAAGAAAACACTTTCATCGCAGGAATTGAACTTTTTACTTGTCGTCGCATTTCTCCAATACAAGCACAAGCGAGTATGGCTTACCACAGGAGAGCTAGCGCAGCACATGCAGAAATCACATAAGGTTATCTGCAAGTACAGAAACCTCTTCAATGATGGGAAGCTGCTTATTGGAAGGCAACGACTTCCTAGCTCCTTATTCAGAAACAAGGAAGGCTACGATAGTAGCGCACGTTTCTACCAGCTTGCCCCACTCTTTAAGAGGCTCATAAAGCTACAGCAGGTGCAGTCATGAGTGCAGTAGAGATACAGGAGCGTCCATACATTCCGCCTCCACAACCTATTCCCGCATTTGAGCTTGCGCTAGGAGAGGAAGTCATTCTGCTTGAGACTGACGTATCGCTCAACGAACAAGGCTGGACCAAAGAACTCAAGAAGATCAAGAACCGCTATCACCTTATCGGTATGACCAAACGGCAATATGATTACATGTGTGCGGTCAACTCATTTCAAAAAGGACCAGGGCTACCGTTCCCTACCACCGACTCGATAGCCGAGGAAATCAACAAAGCCTATTTTACGACCTACACCATCCGTAGAGAACTGATTGAGGCAGAGTTGCTTATTATTCGTTACGGCACCATGCCAGGAGGCGACGAGCGTATCGTCTGCTTGCACGACTTCACACCGACCTACCAACGTATCAAAGCCCTCGATGATGCAGAGAAAATGCGCGAGGCCCAGGCAGCCTACCTCAAGAAAATGCTTGCAAGGTCAGAGCGTGCTCGGCTAGCAGGGAAGCAGCGCTGGAAGAACGCAGGATATTATCAGGACGATTCACACGATGATGCAACACATGAGATGCAGAACGAGCAAAATACCATGCTAAACCAAAGGGTATCCCCTGCGGAATCGCTAACGACATCGCTAACGACACAGCAGCTATATAGAGAATCGAATAAAGATTACTATCAAGAGGATACGGATTCTTCGAGAATCTCGAAGGCTTTAAATGAAGGCTTTTTTGGTGAATCATCCCCCGATGGCTATACGAATCGACAATCATGCCAACAACCATACAGTGATATGAATGAGAGTTCAAAGAATTCTCATACTCCAACTACTTCAAATTCGGATACGACTGTTGGGAACAATCCAGTCGAAAATCGAGAATATCGAAAACCCACGTTAGAAGTAGCTGGGGGCGGCGCGGCGGCGGCGCAAGCAAGCAGACAGTATACAAGCTACCGAACGCTGATTAATCACTATGGCAAGAGTGGCAAGCAGTTGCCACAGGTATTTCATCGGCAGGTAAGCGACTTCTCAGCAGGTTTCAAAGACCAGGCCCCCAAGTCGAGTAAGACGCAGGTGATGAATATCTATGACCCCATGACACAGTATGGCATCACAGAGTTTGAGTTCATCGAGATGATGTACTCAGCTCGCACGAAGACCAACAAGCACAGCATCGACAAAGAGACGCCCGATAAAAGCGGCATGAACAGGATGCCATATTTCATCGAGACGCTGGCAGACCTTGCCATTGATTGGCTCAACGAAGTGTACAAGGAGCGGCAAGGCAATCCATACGAACAATAGTTTCTATTTTGAAAGTGAGGAAACCATTATGCAGATTGAACGACAAGTCCACTTGAAGCGGTCCATCCACGAGATCGCCGCGTTACTCGACAAATGCGTCATCCTGGATACCGAAACGACCAGGATGTACGGTGAGGTGATCGACATAGCGATCATCGATGGTGCAACCGGCACTGTCTTGTTTAATAGTCTCATTCATCCCACGACGGAGAAGATCACCGAGGAGGCAACGGCAGTTCACGGGATCAGGCCGGGTGACACGTGGGATAAGCCGACGTTCGAGCTGGTCTGGCCCCGGATTGAAGAAATCATCGGGGAGCGGTGGATCGTGACGTATAACGCCAAATTCGACCGAGAGCGCATTGTGCAGAGCGCGATGTACAACCAGAAGCCGCTGCCACAATTAACGTGGCTGTGCGCGATGGAAGCATATGCCGCGTACTGGAAAGAGCCTGACAAATTTGGAAGATCGTACAAGTGGCAGAAATTGGAAGTTGCCTGCGCACAGCAAGGCGTCGAGTTGAACGGAGCACACCGCGCTCTGGCCGATGCAATGGCAACCTATCAGCTTATCAAGGCAGTAGCAGCCAAAGGTGCTGCGGCTGCGCAACACGAACGACCTTTACAAGCGGTTAAAGGCGTGGAATTGATCGACATAGAGAAAGGACCAATTGAGTTATGAGCGGCAAGGCAATGGCAAGGACAACCAACAAGAAATATGCCGAGGGCACCAAAGTCACTGTACCGCGTTCTCGCGAAGAGATCGAGAAGCTGCTCAAGGCGTATGGTGCGAACGGTTTCGCCTTTGGCTATGACAATGATGTAGCAGCTATCCTGTTTCAGCTCAAAGGCAGACGCTACCGGATTGAGCTGCGCTATCCTCCGATAGACTCGTTTCGTAAAACGGGTGCAGGTGCAGTTCGGACAGAGGCGCAAATGAGAACGGCAGCCGAGGCCGAGGAGAAACGCTTGTGGCGCGAGCTTGCTCTCGTGATCAAGGCCAAGCTTATCGCCGTGAAGAGTGGCATTATGACGATGGAAGATGAGTTCCTGGCGTATACCGTGATGGCAAACAACCAGACGGTCAAAGAGTGGGTAAATCCGCAATTGGAAGAAATGTATGCATCAGGGAAAATGCCACCATTGCTTCCAGGCTTAGGTGGTGGAGAGTCTCAACAGAAAAATAAGCAGATCGGGCAGAGTGGAGCAATTGAGGGAGAGTTTACGAGTGAATAGTCACACGATCTACATGATCTATATCTTTTACGATCACTGGAAGACACAGCGAGAATACAAGGACTACCTGGAAAAGAGCCAGACGTTTAAGCGCTACATCCAGCCGATCAGCGATTATATTGAGGCTGGCGCGCCTTACGGATGGAATGATGAAGGCTTGCATCGTTGGCTGAGAGAACGAGAACAAGAAAGCGGAGGAAAAGAGAACATGGGTATGGACAAGAATAGCGAGGTAAACCTGAAGCTGTATAAGCAGATGAAGCGGATCGACGCGATCATGGCGGCGATCTCTGAACAGATGCGCGTCAACATGTATTTGAGCATCAAGATATGGGATGAGGATGGCTGCGATAAATCACATGCCAAACAAGATGCATTGGTAAATACGTGTCAGATCACCACGTTTTTGACGCTGATCACCAATGCACTACAAAAAGATGACAAGGGAGCACTGCTCAAGGTCATCGATGAGTGGGCGAAAAAAGCCGGAGTGCATGACGTATGAATGTAAGTGAAGCGGCCCAGCTCGCCATAAAGCACGAGTGCTGGGACGCACAGGACCCACATGGTATAGAGGAGAATATGCGCTATAACCAGTGCGAAATAGTGGTCCACATCAGGCATCGAGGTATCATGCTCCTGGTGAAGCTCATTGTAGAGCCATTGATGAGTAGCGTACTAGAAAGAGAGTTAGAGGGACTGCGACCTTGTTATATTTTCGCACATGCCATGCGGGTGCAGTCGCCGGAGCATATTGACGAGTATCTGACGGAACTGCGGCAGTCTGGGCTAGAGTTTGTACTTTGGTAGGAGAGGAGCAATAGAAAATGCCATCAAGAATACCAAATTTCTATCGGCCCCCAATCGGTGGCCCGCTTCGCTGGCAGGATGATGTCAGCGGAGAATTGCCAGCAGCGATGAAGGCGTTCGTCGATCATCACGTGGTGAAGACGCCTATCACGCCGGAGCAGATCGAGCTTGTACGTGAGTATTTTGAGTATTACATCAATGCCCCATGCTGGACAGTTGAAGGCATGGAGACGCAGTTTACACGCTTGAGGGAAAGCATCAAGACGCTCAAGTCAGTTCAAGAGATAGATGCATGGATACACCAGTGCTTAGAAGTAGGTATAGACCCAATGTAGAGGAGAATTCTATGAGAGAGTACATCATACAGATTGCTCAAGCTCACGCGCATATCGCGCTCGAGGCAGTCAGGCAAAATGGTGATCACGAGCCACAGGCTACCTTGAATAGCAGAATGACGCAGGTGCTCGACCTGATTCTGGAAGAGTACAGTGCACCAGTTGAATGGTATCAGTTGTATGTTGATGTGTTCTGGCAGACCTACAACGAGGAGAGGCAGAGACAATGACCAATGAGCCAACGGGCCACGACATTGCACATGCGACCTGTCCAGTGTGCGGCAGGCACGTCTACTTGTCAAAAGAGCAGTTCAAGAAGATACAGGCCGAGGAACCAGAGATTAAAAGGCCAGAGCAGGTGAGACTGATGAGTAAGGACTGCGGGACAGTGCTGATATTTCGGACGATCGCATGGGCGTAAAGTAGTTATGAACAGATGTGCAAAACTGTAGCACATCTGTTCATAACTGCTAGTAGTTCAGTTTGGAGTACGTAATTTTGTAATTCGAGGCCCAAGAGATGGATTAAGCCTGAAATGCTCGACAATTCGTTGGTCTAACACTTCCACAAATTTACGAAGATGCTCGCTTGTGTGTACTGCATAACTGAAGTCCAAGGGGTAAAGCTCACCCACTTGAAGACCCTCATTTGCTTTGTTCGGTAGCCTCTGCAAGAAGCTTTTGCTAATTCGTCCCCTGTTGTGAACAATAATATTGCGTACCTCAACGATCTCACATGCAGATTGGAAATTTGAATCCGAAGTGTCAAACCGGAGGTTAAAAGAATTGTTCATATACTCAATAAGTTTTGGAAGTCCTTTGTATGCCAAGCCTGAAACCTTGTGTTCTGCATACCTTTGAGTAAATTCATCTATACTTCCAGCTTCTAACACCTCACGAACTTCTACTTTATTGTCAGACCCTTTGAGGGTTTCTGGTTTCTCCGTGTATATCCGAACCAATATCTCTGAAAGGTAGATTTGAAGCGCATCTACAATACGTGATATCCAGACCTCTATCCACCATCGCCTATACTGCTCGGCAGACATATTCTGACCAACTTTGTTAATCATGAAATCATGGAATAAATGCATTTTCTTCTCTTCTTCTGTAGTAGGCAAAGGAAGATTCTGCGACAGAATGTGTATGTTACTCATAAGCGACTCTATGAGAAACAACATGCTCTCATTTGGTTGAGAATCCCAAAGGTACTCGACAAACTCCCGTGAATGACCCGGAGGTGCAGGTTGGTTGTTAAGCATATACTCTCTTTCTCCCTTCTTCTCGGGCTAGTACTACGTAAGCTGACATGAAGGGCAGGGTAGCGGCATAAGAAGCATCAATTTTCTGAAATGCATGGAGTTGGATCTTTCACCACCACAAAATGCAAAACTGTCTGCTATTCGAGCGGCTTGGATGCTCTCAATGACCAATGTTCTGTTTCCACCTGGTGTTTCGGCTCTCCATCACCAGTAGCACCCACCACTTCAGTCAATTCTGGATGGCGAGCAAAAAAAGCCAGGACGTCGGGATGCTGCACAAGCTGACTCAAGACCTCCAATACTCCTTCCATGGTCGATTTCCAACGTAAGGCGAATCCCATTTGCTTGGGTGCAAGAGCCTCCTCAGTGACCGGAACCTCGTTGCGCAACTGTTCCAAGCCCTGAAAAAGCGGAAACCACACCTGATGCCACTGCCTCGCCACTCCAAGCAGCTGATCCATATTCGGTCCCAATCCCCAGGATCGGAACATCCTCCAGAACAACAGCATCATCGCTTCATCTTGTGGCCCAAACTCACGGATTGCATCGGCCAGAGTCGAGAACCCAAACGCTCCCCTGCTAAACACGAGATCGAACATCCTGCTTATACCCTCAAAAGCGGAAAGGAAGCTGCGAAGATCCTCACACGTCCCTACAAGGTCTCTTTCTGAAACTATGTTAAGATCCTCTCCTAACGGATGATGACGGAGGCAGGAACTGAGCCCCTGAAGGACTTCACCTGTATCCCCTGTCAGCCACGGTCCCACATCGGCCAATCGATTCTTCCTGGCTCGTAGGAGACCCAAGCCTTTCTCTACAATGTGGCGCTCATCAATCCCCATTTCAGGATGGATCTCATATCCTTCAAACGTCCCCGATGCGATACGCACCAGCACGCCGACAAAGATGGGGAAGTCCTTCCGACCAACACGCTTTCGCACGCTGCTCATCGTCTTGCGCGAAAAACGCATCACGGTGTTTCGGTCCAACACATTCGACAACTGCTCAGGATGCGCCTGAAGGTGCTGCATCTCCTCAATTCCTTGCTGCCACTGCTGACACATTCCTTCTAAAAACGATCGGATCACCCCAATTGGGACCTCATATCCCTCCCACCACAAGCGCCAGGCAACATAAGGAAGCCGCTTCTCTGAACGATGAATGGTACAAAGAGCTAGAAGTTGCTCCGACGTTCCTGGTGGATAAATCGAGATCATGCCGCGTCCCCGCCCCAATGAGCGGCGCTGGGGGCGCGACAATAATCCTGCCCGATGCCATCGCGCCAGCTCTGTTTTTGTTACAGTAAAACCATGGGAGGACACACGCACTATCAACGCTTCAGCGGTCTCTTCAGTGTTCATCAAAGTATTCTCGTCCATGCTCCCATAATACATCGTTATGCGAAAGTATGCAAGAAGTGGCTGTATTGTTATTATTGTACGAGCATGTTATTCTCTATCCAGAGACGAGTGGGGCAGTATCTCCACAAGTCAACCAGGTCGAGGTGACTTCCGCACATCTAATCATCAAAGTTTATATAGGGCTTATGAAGAAAGTAGTTACAATATGGATTTAACTTTGCATGTTCACCATACCATTGAGTTCAATGGTGTAGCCGTATGGGCATTGGTTCTGATCCTGGCTGTTCTGGTTGCCACTGGTGTACTTTGCACCTTCCTACCGTTGTATGCGCTACACGTGCCTGAACAACCGAAAGAGCCGTTTGGTTTCAAAAAGCAGTAAGGTTACGTTTCCTGCGTAAGGATACGCAACTACCTGGCAGTCATCTATAAATTACACATTCGACGGATGAGTGATTTCTTCACCGATATTCAGCATTTACTCTTTTTTAAGGTAGACCACCGTTGAAGAATAAGAAGAAAACCCATCTGTCGAATTTTGTAATTTACAGTTTATAGCCGCTACTCTGCCCCCCTTATGAGTCACGTTACGTAGCACTCACCACATAACTAGATATTTTAAATATATATACACATTATGGAGTATCTGTTATACTAGAGGTAGGGCAGTTTGTGTGTCACCTGGCTTCTGTCCCCAGGTCTTACCTCTACTACCTGTACATCCCCACAGGAGACAAACGGCAACCCTTCCCTCGTCGAGAGCAGGCGACGAAGGAACCACTTCTTACTCATCATGACAACGACTCTTCGAGTCTAGGCTTCGCCTCAGTCATAATGAAAGGAAGCCCCCGCTACACCACCGAGCATCGTAGCAGCTCACATACTTCTTCATACAGGAGCTTATCGCGCAAGGCTTCGTAATCCCACCCCAACATTGCGCAACCTTGCCGATAGAGCTTCCCCCTATTTTCTTCTCATCTAGGAGCATCACCACATGAACGGCACCATAGCCCTCGACAACCCAGCACCAAAACCTAACAGAGCATGGCGACGAGCCTACGCAAAAGCCATAAGCAAAGTACGACTACCCTATAGCATGCGCTTGTTCCAACGTAACAGGGCACTCGCTACATGTACAGCATGCAAAGCGCCATTTCTCGGCAGTATACTCCGGTGTCAGTGTAAAGCGCAGGTGAAACGCTATGCAGTGTGAATATTGCGGCGGCACTGCAAGGCCGATCAATGTAATCGGCGAGGTGGACGAACACCAGCAACCGACAGGGCGAACAACAATCATGTGCCATACCTGTGAGCATTCGGGTATTCCATTCTTCTTTCTGGACAAACAACAAACAGCACCAGAGGAAGAGCAGAAAGCTCAAGAGTAGGAACATTTTCAACACTACTACCTCTTAGTAACGTTATACATCATATCATTGACAGCACATCTTAAGTAGCATAAAATGCCCTCAATAAAGCATGATTAAAGGCTTATTTAATTTTATGAGTTGGGGGTATTTGAAGGTATGGACGAGCGTTCTCTTGAGGTTATTCAGTCGCACGATCTGGTTCCTGGAACAAACATTTTCCGAATGGAACATTTGTTAGCAGGGCAACTTACCGAGTCTTCTATCGCAATGTATAAACGCGATGTTGCTGATTATACAGACTTCGCAGAGCAATCGGACTATGATGCACTCGACCCAATAACATTGGCAAAGTGGCGCGATCATCTTTCTTTAGAGACATACATGTCACCTCACACCATCAACCGCATGATGAGTGCAGTCAAACGGTTAGTCAAAGAAGCCGCACTACGCAAGATGATTGATACCGGACTCAGAGTTGCATTCGCCGATGTGCCAGGAGTGAAAGTCAAGGCCCTCAAGTCTCGACTCAAGCAGCATAGTCGCACACGCATAGCACCAGAGGATATGCGCCGACTGTGCAACGCACCGGATACCAGCACAGACATAGGTGCTAGAGACGCGGCTATACTTGCGTTGCTTGCCTCATCAGGCATACGAGCATCAGAAGCCGCGACACTGACGCTCAGCCAGATCGAGAAGCGCGGACGTGGCTATGTGGTCAAAGTCTGCGGCAAGACTGATACTGAGTATCGAGACGCGCATCTTTCGCCAGAAGCGTACAGGCTCATCAATGAGTGGGTACAGCGTAGACCAACGCTTTCAAACTTTATTTTTACGTCGTTTTCGACACGAGGGAGACTTCCATCGTGTGAGCATCTTTCAGAAGCAGCGGTCTGGTCCATCGTGAGGCACTATGCGAACCAATGCGGATTACAGTATGTAAAGCCACATGACTTTAGAAGGTTCGTTGGGACGCAGCTAGCGAAGAAGGATATTCGCAAAGCGCGACTTGCGCTAGGACATAAGTCAATTGAAGTGACAGCCAAGCATTATGTGCTTGATGAGTTGGAAGTCGGTTTAACCGACGAGTTGTATTAGGCTACATTGCTGAACACATGAGCGAAGCTAGACGCGAAGCGGCGTTTGTGTTCGGAATAAGGAGAAGAGAGTTGCCATGATACAGACAACCATTAAGAATATTATTGCAAGGAAACTGAAACCGAGTGATGCCATAGGGCATCCCATCTACCTCTTTCGAGAAGATGCTATCGTCTTCTACGTCGGTCAATCACGACAACCACTCACACGCTTCATGGAGCATCTCGGCCAAACATGGCAGGCAGATGCAAGTGAGGTTGGTACACTGATACTAGAACAGGCACCACACTCCGGCACATGGACATATGAGCTATGGACGCTTGAGGATTGCGCACAATACCTGGAGCCAGGATTAGTCGCTGGAGATGTAGACGATGCGGAAACCGCGCTCATTCGCCACTTTCACCCATGCTTTAACGTGAGGTATAATCTCAATCCTACCCCACTACCAGAACGCTATCAGAAGGATGATGGCAACCCCTATGGCGCAATAATGGAACGCATGTTTGGTATAAAGCCACTTGAGGAGAACGAAGCATAGCATGAGTTTATTTGATTTGTTCAGAAGCACAGCCCAACCACAGGAGCCAGCATCAGTAGAGCAGGCTCAACTTGACCGTGTGACTGAGCAAATCAATCCCACTGCTTTTTCAGGAACGCCGACGCAGGAGGACCAGCTCTGGGGAAGAACTGCCAGCGGGAATGAAGAGGACTTCCTATGGCGTCGTTTGAGTGACAATTTCTACCAAAAAGATGTCATTCCCTCAACCTATCTCCAAATACATAATGATTGCTACGAGGCGTTCAACGCCAATCCTCTGGCAAGCGCCATCATCGAAATCACCACCTCATTCGTCCTCGGCCGCGGCCTCACTATTTCAGCAGCCAATCCTCGTGTACAGAAGGTCTTAGACGATTTCTGGAATGACCCATCAAATAAGATGGACGAGCGCGTCTACCTCATTTGTACCGAGCTTGCGTTATACGGCGAGCAGTTCATCAGGTTCTTTGTCAATCAGTACGATGGAACCGTGGTGGTCAGGCAGATTGACCCCTCAGTCATAGACCAGATCGAGACCGACCCGGAGGACATCGAGAAGCTTCTGCGCGTGCATAGGCGGCCTATTGGTCAGGTCATGAGTGCGACCAGTGGTGATCCACAGCACTTTGACCCATCGCACGCACCGACCGAGGCCGAAACAGAAGGCGAGTGGTTCAGTTGCCAGCCAAAGGGCAATACAGGTCCGGAGGTGCTGCAGTTCGCCATCAACAAAGTCTCTAACGCCAAACGTGGTAAGAGCGATCTGGCAACACTTTTGCCCTGGCTGCGCAGGTACAAAGATTGGCTCACAGATCGCGTCAGGATCAACAAGTACAAAGGCGCGTTTCTGTATGATGTGACACTCAGGGGAGCGGACAAAAAGACCATAGCATCCAAACAGATGGACTATGGATATCCCCCGGAGCCAGGAAGTGTGATTATCCACAACGACGCCGAGACGTGGGCAGCCGTAGAACCAAAAATCAATGCCGGTGATGCATCGGAAGACGGCAGGCAGATTAAACTCATGGTGGCTCTCGGCGCGATCATCCCGGAGCATTATCTATCAGACGGCAGCAATGGCAACCGCGCCACGGCCGCGGAGATGGGACTACCAACACTCCTCAAGTTCCAGAGACGCCAGAAGGTGATGCGCTATATTCTCACCGCCATACTTGATAGAGTCATTGACGAAGCCAGAAAAGCCGGCAAGTTTGGCAACAAGGTACCAAAGAATGCTGCCTACGAGATTATCTTTCCAGAGATTGACGCGGAAGATATTGGCCTGGTGGGCCAGGCGTTGAGCTATGTCACGCAAGCTCTAGCACTCGCAAAGGCGCAGGGATGGATATCCGACGAAACCGCTATGACGCTGATGTACAAATCCTTCAACCAGGAAGTCAATGTCCACGAGGAGCTTGATCGCATTCGAGCTATGGCGACAACGCAAGCAGGAGCTATGACCAATGAACACTTTTGATATTCAGACCTCCAACGCCGCTTCGCGTCTAGCTTACGCTCAGGAGGTCAGATATGAGTAACAATAACGCAGGCTTCGAGACCAGCGCACTCAACTTCTCTGCGGTGTACAGAAGTACAGGCAGCGGCCATGCACGTCACGGTGGACATCCCAAGGCACAGAAACACCCACACCCCAAGCACAAGAAGGTGCAGCACCAGCACCACATCCACGAGAAGCCCAATCGCGACGTTGAGCACCAGCCATTCTAGCAATTGAGAATGATTGTCATTCTCAGTATGGAGCTTTCCGCAATGCCACTTGATCCACGCAAGGCAGCACACATTCAGCAGATTGTGAATAAGACGTTCGCCGGACGCACGAAAACTGTCGTGTTTGTGTACCAGGCGGCAGGCGTATATTCATACGTGGCAATCAGCGTCATTTTCCGACCTGAAAGCATCATCGATCCCCAGATACCCGATTCAGCAGGCATACCACCTCGACTCTACTTCGACATGCTCTGCATTGCGCCACTCGGCACCAACTTCACAGGCGTTGCGTTTATCGCGGATACCACCACCGCCACAGCAGCAGCTGTCGCCTCGGCGAAGAAGTACGAGATAATCGAGGCTGTACCACAAGGAATCGTACCCACTGGAACCCACATAGAAGCGAAACTAAGGAGACTACGTTGAACAAATTCCCCAACTACCACAACTACCCCGACAACTCACTTCAAGGACCAGGCTACCCCATGCCTCCTGGCGGCACAGTACCAGACCTCAATTTAGCCGGTACAGACGGCTGGAATGTCGCATCAGGCAGCAGCATCCAACCGCCTACCCCCACACCTGAGAAGGTCATCCCTGCCATTCCTGAGCTTTCAGGTTCCCCGGAGCAGGGCGGCATTGACCCAGGTAATACTATCCCCGACCTCAACCTGGCAGGAGTGGATGGAGTGCCAACACCAGATGTGGTCGCACGTCCGAATGTGCCAGCCGTTGGTATCGCACCCGACTTTGGTATGCCTGACTTTGGTGTGCCAGGACTCGCGCACGGCGATCTGACAGGACCTGGCATCAGTCAGCATCCAGAGTATGCACCAGACCCAGCAGTGCCAGAACTGAGCGCGTACAGTCACCCTCACAGCCTCGATATCCACACAGGCACCGATGTGCTGGTGGTTGATCCAAGCGTCAATGACCTTCTCAACTACGACCAGCCCAACGGCCTCATGGTTAATCGGAATCCTCTCATGCCAGACCCGATGGTACCTGATCTGCAGCACCCCGATCTGACACAACAAGTGCATATGTTCACGCGACCAGGCGACCTCGAACCGTCAGCGCTCGATGTGATGGACTCCTCGAAGACCGCGCAGCTCATCGCAGACAAAGACTATCCGTCAAGTCAGATGGACCAGAGAGGCTATAACAACACGCGCGCACGTCATATGAGCTTGCTCATGGACGGACTGCGCGACGAGGAAAAGTAACGGCCATGCCAGAGCAGATTCAGGAGCAAGTTTTACACGTCGAAAGCTTTATCATCGAAGGCCAAACCATCGATGACCTGGCAGGCCACGAGGTACGCGTCACGATCATTACAGGCGGAACATCCAAAAATGGGTTCGCCTACGACACCAAAGCGTTACAAAACATCGCTCAAATGATCGAGGGAGCGCGTGCCTACGCCGACCATGCCAGGACACCAGCGGACCAGACAAACCGCTCTATTCGTGATGTGGTCGGTTTCTACAAAGATGCGGAGTACATCACCGAAGGCGTTGGCCGCGTTGACGCCACACTGCACATCTTTGAGGCGTCCGAGTGGCTCTGGTCCATGCTGGCCGAAGCCGTGTCACTTGGCAGGCCAGAGCTTATTGGCTTGTCCATTGATATATTCGGTCAATGGCAGCACAACGAATCGACAAAAGCCAAACATGTTACAAGTGTCGTAAGCCTCAATTCTTGCGATATCGTTACCAGACCCTCCGCAGGTGGAGCATTCCGAAGAATACTTCACGACTTGTCAGAAGATACCGACGAGTCACAAAAGCAACCCCCTCCTACTACAACCTCTACTACTTCCCCACAAGGAGACCCAACAATGGGAGACCAAGTAACTACCCCCAACATCCAGGAACAGAATCAGCAGCAAGCAGACCCTGCTACACCTGCTACAGCAGACACGACAAGTAATCCTGCAACGATGAATAGCCACATCATCGAACAAAAGCAGGCACTTGAGAAACAGCGTCTGCAGATCGAGCAGATGCTTGAGGACGCCAAGCTCGAACGCGCAGGTGTACGCCTCGAACGCATCTTGCAGGACAGCAAGCTCCCTGATCCTGTCAAGGCCAACATCAAAACCAAGTTCGTCGGGCGTGTCTTCGAGGACCAGGAGCTTGACGATGAGATGTCCAGCGCGCTGAATATGCTGGCTGAGCTGACCAAGCAAGGTCTTGTACGTGGCAATGGCTACAGCAAGGCCGACATCACCAGCCAGATCACCGAGGCCGAAAAGGTACAGGCCGCCTTTGATAGAATGTTCGATTTGGATATCGACACCACCAAGCTGGGCAACATCAATCCCTTTAGCAGCATTCGTGAAGCCTATGCGAGAGTAACGGGAGATGCGAGCCTCATGGGTGGCATCTCTGACAGAACCAGTCTCGGCAGCATCCGGGTCAATGAGAGTGCTCCCATGGGGCGCATCTCCGAGGCTGATACCACCACCGCCAGCTTTAGCTACCTGCTTGGCACAAGCATGAATAAGCGCTTGCTCAAAGACTACCAGGCATGGCCTGCTGAATGGCAAAGATTCTGCACAATAGCGCCAGTGCGCGACTTCAAACAACAGTCACGCGTGAGGTTCGGCGCATTCGGTTCACTACCGGTTGTGGCAGAGGATACCGCTTACAGCGCAGTGACACTGACCGACTCGGCAGCCACATATGTACCACAGAAGCGTGGTAACCTGGTGACTGTGAGCCGTGAGACGATCATCAATGACGATCTCATGGCGATTAAACAAATACCAACCAAACTCGCTGTAGCCGCAGCGTACACGCTTGCAGAGTTCGTGTACAGCTTCCTCTCGACGAACCCAAACATCTATGACGGCAGCGCACTCTTCACCACAGGCGCACCACACAACAATCTCGGCGCGGCAGCACTCTCGACAGCCGCCATGCAGACAGGTATCACGGCAATGAGAGAGCAGGCCAACTATGCAGGTAAGCGTATCGGCTTACGTCCAAGGTTCCTGGTTGTCCCGCCTGAATTAGAGTGGCAGAGCATGGTCGTGACCAAGTCGGCAGGCGTGCCAGGCAACAACAACAACGACATCAACCCCATGCTCGGCTACGTCATGCCGATCATCTCACCTCAGTTGTCGAGCGCGACACAGTGGTTTTTGATTGGCGATCCGAGAGAGATCGACACCATCGAGATCGGGTTTGTTGGAGGACAGGTGAATCCCGCGCTCTTCATCCAGGACCAACCTTTATTCGGCCTGAACTTCACTCAGGATGCCATTTCGTATAAGGTGCGTCATGAGTACGGAGGCTGTGCAGTAGATTATAGAGGCTTATACAGAGGCATCTAGTTTCCCTCAAAGAAGCTCAACGGTCAACTTTCCTCATCTTATGGACAGTTGACCAGCCTCAAGAAAGAGGGAAACACATGTCCAATTATGATGCTCAAGGGAATCTCCTGGTCAACATCGCCTCCATGGCTGGCCTGGCCGGGACCTACCTCAACGTCAAAAACTACAACGCCGCGGGCGATGGCGTCACCGACGATACCGCCGCCATCACAGCCGCCATCGCAGCCGCCAACGTCAACGGTGGCACCGTCTACTTCCCGCCCGGCGTATACATCACTGGCCCACAAACCATTTACCCACGTGTGAACTACGTCGGTTCTGGCAAGGCCGCGACAATCATCAAGCTCAAGAATGGCGCGAACGCTGACCTGTTCAGCGCGCAGACCAACCTTATCAACTTGAGTGCAGCGTTTGGTGTTGGTCCACAGGGCACGCTCTACAACTTCTCGTTCCGCGATATGACCCTGGATGGCAACAAGGCCAACCAGACCGCAGGCCCATCGTATCCTCTGCGCTTCTATGGCTATAGTTACATCCTGCAAAACCTGGAAGTCCGTTACGGCTACTCCGGCAACATTTTGAGTGACTGGAATAGCAACAACAATTTCGCGTCCGACTCGATGGAGGCGCAGTGGGTCAACGTCAAGACGCACCACAGCGGCGGCATTGGCGTGCAGTTTGGCGGACCACATGATAGCCAGTTCGTCAATCTCGTTTCGTTTTTTGAGACGAACCATTGTCTGCACCTGGCACCCAATGCTGTCGGCTGTCAGCTCACCGCCATGCACGCGTGGCAGCCAAACTATGCAGTCAACGCAGTAGCGTTCTTGTGTGAGGCAGCCGACACCTATTGTCTGAACTGCCAGGCCGAAAGTAGCGACACCGTACAATGCGTGGTGCTCGGCAGCGGCTTCAACTGGATCGGTGGCAACGCCTTCGGCGGCTCTACCACCACGGGCAGCGGATTCCAGATCGGGCAGGTAGGGGGACAAACACCCTACCCAGGCATGATCTTGCAAAATGCAGGTCTAACGACTGGCTACGCGCCGACACATTGCCGCATCAACAGTCGCATCTCGAATTGCCAGGGAGCCAACGGCGCGCTCTACCTTGCCAATGAGGGCGGCTATAATGACCTCGATTTCACCTGCGATCAGTCAGCAGGTGAAGCTGTGCATGGCACGTCGCAACAAACCAGTGTGTTGAAACTGCATATCCAGGGACTCGCTTCCGATGGGACGCACAACAAAGGCGGCGGTTATACGTTCACGGCCAAGGCCAACAGCGGCTTTACCATCAATGATGGGGTTAATGACTTCCTGAACGTCAACACGATGTTCAAGAAGCTTGAGCTGGTCAACAACACACCGCTCTACCTGTGGAGCGGCACCTACAACAACCTAGCCGACCAGCTCAACTTCGATGGCATTGGCGGCGTGATGTTCAATGGTATCGTGTGCGGCGGCCAGAGTGCCACCGCGCCAGCACTCGCCACAGGAGGTACCATCAACACAGCAGGCTTACAGGTCGCACGAGTCGCACCAGCGGCAGCAGTAACCGGAATCATCCTGCAGGCAGGCACACAACCCGGCCAGAAGATCACGGTTGTAAACGAGAGCGCGTTTAGCATCACCTTCGCAGCGGCGAGCAGCAATGTCGCCGATGGAGCAAGTGATGTGATTGCGGCAACCTCCGCACGACAGTTCGTGTGGGACAGTGTGACTAACCTCTGGTATCGCATGGCTTAAATGCACACTTCCTTTTGTCCTCTATTCATTCATTTGCGAAAATGAAAGGAACCATACAATGTTAGACCTTCTTGAACTCACCTATGGTCGCTATAACGGCGGCCAAACTGCCCCAATAGGCAGCTACCTCAACCCACGCACACTTGCCATTGTGCAGCTCGCAGCCGATGGAGTGCTGCCCCTGGACGGAACGTTTGTACGCGTCGATCCCTCTGCAACACAGACCTTCGCCAACATCGCCACCAACCTTAATGCATTGCTTGGCACCAGCTATACGGCTGCGAGCTTCCATGCACAAGGCGCAGGAGATATCATCGCCAACCCAGGCAGCGCCAGCAACGACGCGTGATCTTGCGTCAAACATGACCAATTCGGGCATGGTTGAACGCAGAGGAGTAAAGGTGTAGAGAGAGATGGCATTGCTTCCAGGCCAACAGCTCGTAGGAGGCGTATCGAACCTCATTTTCGGTACGAACACGCCGAACTACGATACGGCGCTCTACACCAACACCAACGTCCAGGGCCAGATGAAGGCAGCGGGCGTGACCATCATTCGCGCATCGTGTAATGACTCTGCATCGCCCCCCAATAACTACAGCGACACCCAGTTGGACGCCATGATGAACGCGATCCTGGCAACAGGCGCGGTACCACTGCTGATCTTGAGAACCAGGGATAGCACCTTCAACCAGCACGTGGTGACAAAGTTCAAAGGCACGTGCTTTCTTTACGAGCATGGCAATGAGCCAGACATCAACGGCTATACCGCGCAAAGCTACTTCGGCTACTGGCAAACATCGATCAACGCCTGCCGAGCCATCGATCCAGGCGCGAAGTTCATTGGCCCCGTGCTGGGTGTGTTTAGCAATGTGTCATCATTTCTTCTGCCCTGGCTTGACCAATGCGTCTATAACAACGTGATGCCCGATGCCATCTCGTATCACGTCTATCCCACGACCACCAAGACACGCGTTGCCCAAGCGCAGGCGTTAGCAGACGCGTCAAAAATTGGCTCGTCGGGCGCCACGCTGCGCGCACAGGTCAAACAACGACTGGCAGGGACGGCATACGCTGCACTGAACCTGGCTATGTGTTGCACCGAGTACAACTGTGACGCGTGGTACAACAACTCTCCCACCGACCCCAATCAGCCAAGCCAGGGCTATACGAGCAATGCACCAGCCAACAACAGCTTCAACGGCCAGTACATGACCAATGCGCTGGAGGGCTTAGTCGCCAACAACATAGACATGGCCTGCCACTTCGAGATGGAATATTACCTCGCCAACAAGAATGGGCCGACTTCGACAGCACCGCAGTATGTCTCACTCGCGAATGAAGTCACGAAATACCTGAGTGGCAGCCCGGCAGCCATAGCAGCATCGCCACTAGCACTCAACTTCTCCGGCATACAGGGCGGGACGAATCCGGCAAACCAGAATGTAACCATCTCCAATACAGGCGGCACATCGGGCGCGTGGACCAGCGCGATCACCTATGGTAGTGGCACAGGCTGGCTCTCAGTGAGTCCAGGCGGCACGCTCGCGGCAGGGGCAAATCAAGTGGTTGCGCTCTCAGTGAGTCTCACAGGGCTTGTGCCAGGGACGTATAGCGCGACCGTGACGTTCAGTATGGGCAGCACCGCCGCTGTGGTGACAGTACAGCTTGTAGTCACAGCGGCAACCGCGCCAATGGCATCGGTGAGTACATCGGCCATCAATTTTACTGCGATCGTCGGCGGCAGCAACCCCCCGACGCAAACCGTGACACTCACGAATACAGGCACTGCATCCGGTACCTGGAACGCGAGAACGAATGGCTTGAGCTGGTTCTCAATCAGTCAAGTAAGCGGCACACTCGCGCCAGGCGCGAGTGTGACGATTACCGCATCCATCAATATCGCCACAATGACGCAGATCGCACTCTATGTAGAGAACATCGCCTTCACCTTCGCCGGCCAAATACCCGAGACTGACATCGGCATCTATGTCACCATCCTGGCCGCGCCGCCACCGGGGGGCGACAGCGGCGGCAAACCAGCAGGCAGTGGCGTGAGCGCAAGCACGTCGGCGCAGCATAGCCAGGCGCTGCAGAGCGGCGCGCCAGCGGCATTCATCGTGAACGCAGGCACACCCAACAACGAAATCGTCAAAGGAGCATAGATAGAATGAGTAATGGCTATGTCATGTACCAGGGCGACACATCGCCTGTCCTCACACCACAATTCGCCGATGGACTCGGCAATGCGATTGCGCTGACTGGTGTCACCGCGGCCAACTTCGCCATGAAGATGCAGAGTACCAGCGACAGGACGCAGATCAAGACGTGCGCCGGTGCCTGGACGATCAGCAATGGTCAGGCAGCCTACCAGTGGCTGAGCGCTGACACAAGCACTGTCGGCGGATGGCTGATGTATATCACGGTCAGCTTTCCAACCACTGGACCAGAGACGTTTGTGTTTGAACTCGATATTCTTCCCCATCCGTAAAGGCATGCATTCATCATGGCACAGGTCATCAGACGCGGCATCCTCATCAAGTTCTACCCGGCGAGTTACACCGCCGATATACTGCTCATGGAAGCGACTTCGACGCAGTTGCAAGGCGTGCCGGTCAACACGTCAGTCGATGGAACCAGCGCGACCGTTGGTGCATACTGCGCTGTGCTTCTGTTTGATGAGCACAACCTCTCGGACGGCTGCATACTTGCCATCTACCCGAATGGCAGTAGTGGCGTACCAACACCCGCGCCAGGCCGGATTGTGTTTGTACCAGGCTACAACCAGGTCAATAGCCTGGCACTCGCAAGTGGCGTACTACAAGCACAGAGCATCGCAGGCGTTGGAGGTATCGCAGTCGGAGCGCTTGGTATCGTGTTCAAAGCGTTTTTTGTCAGTGCAACCGTGGGGGCTTACGTGCAGATCGCACCACATGGGGGCGATATTAGCGCGTATACCAGTTTCGGCAATACACCGGTCGCCAACGTGACTATCAACGCCAATGGTATCGTGCCGCTTGACGCGAGTGGCAGCATTGATATCAAGGCCAACACAGGCGCATGCACTATTACGCTGTATACCTATGGCTACATCATGTAGAAAGGCTTGTTATCATGGCAGAGCAGCAGCAGGAAAACGATACGATGCGCAGGGCCAACCGCCAGATCGAGCGCATGGAGAGCATCATAGATGATTTGCTTGTGAGCCTGAATATTGAGGAGATGACCACGAAAGAGCGCATCGATAGCGCTGCCAAGCTCATCGGCCAAGAGGCACGTATGCTCATGATTCGCCAAACCGTCGAAGCGGGCACGCCACAGCAGAACACCAACATCTTCCTGGCAGCACTCATGAGACAGATGCGAGGCGAAGTCGGGGCGATATCACTCATAGAGAAGCAGGATGAGACATAGACGATAGCCTATAGATGTAGTATGCTGCAACTACTCTTGTTCAGTTTTGCAACGACTCGTGCGAGTCTACCTGACGGTCAGCAAAACCGCAAGGAGGCTACTATCGAAACGGCACATACCGAAAAGGCCAGAAAGATATGAGAGTTGGCATACTAGACGATAACGAAGCCATATGTGTCATTTGACTCGATTACTGGTTCATACACAGCTTTGGTGAATCCGCTTGCTTGCTTGAATCGAACAAAACACAGTGTGAGAAGTGCATCACAACGTGAAAACTGAAGGGAACAATGGGGCAGAGAAAGATGCTCACTCTTCAGGGCATTTACCAAAAGACAAATACGCTGTTTCCCCGTGATGGTGTAAGAGAATTATTCATAATATGCTGGTGCTTTCTTGAGCGTTTGCCATTGCCGACCATCATGACCAAAGATAACCAATGCGACATGCTCGCGCTCAACGAGAGCCAAGAGTTTTCGTGTACTGGCACGCAGTTGCGCCTCGTTCTCATCCGTCGGCCATGCCTGACGATCAGGGGTAAATAGGCGTTGCATTACGACTGCATCGATAGCCAGAAGCACCGGACCGACCTGCGGCAGGCGCACGAGGACTGACTGATGTCCATGTGTATGCCCACTGGTCTCAAGCAAGGTCAGGCCAGGCAGGAGGTCGGTATCTCCATCGATCAGTCGGTACTGCAAGCCCGGATGATCCCAGTGAGCGCGTGCGACGGCAAAACGTGGGTGTCCACTCCGCGCTAGCGCATAGTGTTCACGCTGAACGATGAGTTCCGCCTTTGGAAAGGCATCGTGATATCCCGCATGATCTATATCAAAATGGGTGCAGATGAGGATATCAATATCGTCAGGACGCAAACCAAGATCACCGAGATGCGTGATCACATTTTTTTCATTCTCGGCTGGCGGCAGCTCTACTGGTGGCATGTAGTCGGCAGGAAGTCCGCTATCAATCAGGATATGCTTCCCATCTCTTGTCTCGATGAGATAGCATCCTGAGACCATTTCCAGCGTTCGACCAGGTGCTACAGGGATGGTTGAGGTCGAAAGCGGGAGAAGGTAGAGTTTTTGTGGATGAGAGGTGTTCATTGTCATACATCAACCCTTTCTTGATCCTATGTGATTTTCTCCATGTTGAGACAACGCGTCTTCGCGAGACAAGTCTCTACGATCTTGTTCACTACAGACAGTCCTTGTTGAAAGACACAACGGTACGACGAGGACGTGTTCATGATACAGTATATGAGAACTTCCAATCAGAGACTGTAAGGGGCATTACAGACACGGAGCGTGTTTTGTGCTAGGATGGTGGTACAAGAAGAAGATCACGGTTTGCGTGTGCTACAGCGCATGAAGCACACGTTGGCGGAGTAGGGGAAACCCAGCTCTGCCGTACATGGTTCTTTTGAGCAATTTGAGCTTGTTGACGTGGCCTTCCACCTGACCGTTAGAGTAGATGACCGTGAGCCCAGCGAGCACAGCCTCTTTGTCTCGTTCCAGTCCCTTGGCAAAACGCTGTACTTCGGTCAGTCCACTCTCGGCAACTTGCTGTTTCCACTTTTCCAGCCGATGTCCTTCGCGCTTGCGCACGATCTGCCCAAAGGATTGAACAAGCGCATAGAGTGTGGAAAGTTCTCGGCTGGCCTGGCACAATTCCTGGCAATCTGTACGCTCATCTGCTTTCAGATCATCGGGAGGGCGAACGATGAGCCAGATCGCTTCTTGAACGGAGACACGGTCAAGGACGGAAGCACGAGGAAGCTCGATGGGGTCCTGATGAAGTGCCCGGATGAACCGATACACAGTGCGTATCTCTCCCGAAAACCCTTGCTTCTGGATCTCCTGCCACAGGAGCGATATATCTCGGCATCCTTCTTGCCACCGCCGCAAAACGTAAGGAGCATACGGATCAAAGATACTGCGCCGCTTGCGCCGACGCTGGCTCCCAGGACACGTCCCTCGCTCAAGCCATCATTGCACGGTCCGCACTGCCATTCCGAGTCGTCGAGCAATTTCCTCTTGCTTGAGGCCGCGCAGGTGCAATGCTTTGACCTGCTCAAATCGGTCTTGGTTTTCGGTGAGCCGTGCGACGCGTTTTCGTTCCGCATCCCCATCAGAAACTTGTCGCCACTCTCTTGGCTGAGGAAGCACTGGCGAGGGAAGTGGAAGTTGAGCGTGGCGTATGTGCTTGTAACAGCGTGCAATCACAGGTTCAATCGACTCGACCAGGTTTTTGGTCACATGAAAACGATCTGCAACTTGGATGGCTTGAGGAGCCCCTTCGTTGGCTCCTTGAGTGTAGTCGTTGCCACGATCTCGGCTCACATACTCAAGTTCAGGATGAGTACGCATCCAGGTAGCAGAACTCTTCGAGGAGCGTTCGTTGAGGAGGTCAATCACCTGATGGCGATCAAGATCAACGAGAATGGTGCCGAACGTGCGCCCTCGGCGAAACGAAAAATCATCGATGCCTACAACAGTGACCAGACCAGCGGCTGGGGTGGGAATATCCATGATACGTCGGACAATGGTCATCCACGAGACAGAAATGCCCAGATGAGCCGCAAGTCGTGCTCCCAAGCTGCCACATGTGGCGAGACCAATCATCTGAAGGGTTCGATTGAGCCGAAGCGTCATCTGTGCCCAGGGTTCTACAAAAGTAGGGAGGCGTTCCGTGAAAATTTTCCGCTGGCAGAAAGGATTCCGACAAAAGAACTTCTGTACAAGAAGACGAAGGCGAACTCTGCAGCCTCCACACGGGACATCTCGTAGCATCCGTGTAAACTGGCTATGAACCGAAACCGACGTTTGAGCACAAAGTGGGCAACACGAAGACAAGCGCTCAGAGGTCACTTCGACAGTAAGTAGTGTCTCCTCTTGGAGGATCTGTATCATGCACAACCCTTCCAGAAGAGGCAAAAAAGGCGATTTTTCCATCAACGTCAGCTCCTCGCGATACCGGAGAAAAATAGGTATCACGAAGAGTGTATCATCACTGAGGAAGAGATACTCTGAAAGAAGCAACCGAGCTGATTCACCAAAGCTGTGTATGAACCCGATTACTGGCGGATTTTTGCCAGATAAAATGCCAACAGGTGGCCTGTGAAGAGCTTTGAGACGATTTCTCATGGAAATCTCTGCCACATAAAATGCCGGAACAGTAGAATTCATCCATTTGGGACGATTTAGGTGCGGAAAGAGTTTGATCCAATGACAGGAAATGGGTTAATGCGTGCCTCATAACTTGGCACTCGCGACGAGTAGATAGCAGGAAGTGGCTACTAGAGCGGCTTTCTTCTTTGCCAAGTAAAATGGCGTTTCCGCCGCATATCTTGGCAGAACGCTAAAAAACAGAGCCAAAAAGACAAGAAAAAACGGAGTGGAAGAAGAAAAGGATGTTCCGCCACATTATGAGGCAGAACCAGTTGGCTGAACGCGCTTGGCAGCGTGGCAGGTTATCTGGCAAACGTCATTTTTTATCTGACAAATGACATATGCGACATGATACGACTCACAGTAGAGTTAGCAGGACATAAAGCACAGGTGTACAAGGAAGCGGAGCAGCTTCTGAGTGACATAGCACATGTAGACATTCTCATCGTTGACCTCTGCTTGCCAGGAAAGATGCAAGGTGAGCATATTGCAAAGGCAGCACAGCTATTGCGCCAGGATATCCCCATCATCATGATATCGGCAGCCAGTAGCTACGAGATACATCGTAGAACACAGGAACTTGTCGGTATCAAGATACTCCCCAAACCATTCTACATACGAGAGCTTTTGAGGGCCATTGAGAACTTTAACCACAACACTTCAAACAGCGATCAACGCCAGCACACGCAGACCCGCCTTGACGCTTACAGCGGAAGATCACATCCAACACTATACGCTCTACCAAAGTCCCGGCAACCCTGACGCGTATAGCGATGCGCTTGTTGCGCCCGATAACTCGATTATCCGGGCGCAAGTCACCCGCAGCGGCTTCACCTCCAGTGCGCAATTCCAGAGGATTACTGACCCCTCCGTTGCCTCACAATGGACAACCTGGACGAATCTACCCGGCGGCACAGCAAATATGTTCCAGGATGGCGGCGTGGCGATCTCTCTGAATAGTGGCAACACGATCCGCATCTTCGCCCAGCAGGGCACAGGCGGCAACGCGCTCTACAACTGGTACAGCAGCAACAACGGAGTCACCTGGAATGGTCCAGGCATTGTCTTGTCACCCCCAGGAGGCGCACTGATCAAAGGCATCGCCAGCGCGGGCAACAACGATGTGTTTCTCATCTACGATGTCGCGGGGGGCGAAAGAATTGGCTTCTCGATCATCACGACGAACTGGGGACCGCTTGTCCCCTGGACGCTCGCGACATTTAGTCAAGGCTCAGGACTCGCCGCCTGGTATGGTGCGCCAGGGCCGAGCGGAGTCTATAACATCGTCTACAGTGATGGTTATTCGCTCAAGCAGTGTACGTACAACACAAGTGGCGGCACCTGGTCCAATGTGCAGACAATCACACCAACGACGAGTACCGCGCTGATCAGAACTGGTCCGCGTTTGTCGTATGACGCGGCAGCGCAGCTCATGACGCTGGCCTGCATCGAGGGCGACTCAGGACTGATGACCGGCAGCGTGTATAGCTACCCCCGCTTGAGGCAGTCACCAGATATGCAGCACTGGTCCAACGGTCTCATTGTGCATGGACTCTCATCCAATTATGGAGTAAACGCCCTTGCGCTGCCCAATGGTCCCAATAGCGGCACAAGCGGCGCGAGATACTATGTCACAGGCAAGGCAGCCATCTTTTCCGCGCCGATGTACGCAGCCTCCAACACGGCGCAGTATAAAGACCTGAGCAACGCTGTATTGAGCTACAGGCGCACAGATCGCCAGGACAAACCAGCGCGCCTCGATGTGCTGATTGATAACGCCAGTGGTGTCTACAGCAGTTTTGTCTGTACTGGTGGGGCATACGCGCCGATGGGACCAAATACTATGCTTGTGCTCAGCGAAGGATACTTCACAACCAATGGCAAAGAAGTCGTGAACGTCGGGCGCTACCACATTCAGCAGATCACATTTGAACGCACACCAGAGGAGAATCGCATACGACTCGTGGCCTATGATGTGAGTCGTAATCTCGATACTGAATCGAGATATCAACTCACCTACACCAATCAAAGCATGTCCTGGCTTGTGGCCGAAGTCTGCGCACGAGCTGGAATTTTCTTCGTGAATATTCCAGCGGCCGGACAGATCAATCAGACCGTACCAACGTTCACACTGCACGCAGGCCAGACCTATCGCGCCGCGCTCAACGAGCTTGCATCAGTCTATGATCTCGTGTACTTCCTCGACCAGAGCGAGACGCTGCAGGTGATAGATCGGTCCACAAATGTCACGTCGATGTGGACGTACAGACCAGAGGTTGAGTTAGTGTCATTTGGCACCGATGATCTCCGCGCCAACCACATCATCGTGAGTGGCAAGCCTCCATTTGGAGGACAGGCCGGCTCACTCACCACCGCCGAGGCATACGATGATACACACGCCTCACTGGTTGGATTAGAGCGTATGGTGCATCACACGGACCAGAAACTCACTACAACCGCGCAGTGTTCGCTCAAAGCCGGCTTCTTGATCGCAGAGCAGCAGCGCTCACAACTCGCGCACAGCGTGACCGTACCGGCCAACCCTGGATTACAGATAAGCGACGTGATCACCGTTACTGATAGCGCTGCGCCAACTGGCAGCGGACAGGGCGGCAGCGCTCGTATCATCGAGAGTACAGTGCAGTTCGACGCCGCGACCGCGCACTACGAACAACACTTCCTGTTGCAAGGCGCATAATTAGACTGATCAGGTAGAATAGTAGTAGAGAGAGGGAGGGTGCTCTTTTTCCCTACAAACAACGCATGTCCCGGAGTTTACCCTCCCTTCTTCATCAGACAGCTTCCCCCCACTCCCTACAACCACCACCACAACGCGTATACGAGGCGTGGCACTCCGCAAAGCGTTTTCCTCATAAGGTATCCACTTCCTTTACGCCAGCCTCAAATAAACGCAAAACGTCCTCCTTTCCGAGTCGCAACGACTTTTCAAGTCTACACAGTCAGCGACTCGGAATACAGAGTCCACAAGCAAGGAAACACAAGCATGTACCTCAAGAACTTTCCAAACAAGAGTCAGTTGGCAGACATCAACGAAAAAAATATGCAGTTTGATTGCGTTCCGACATGCATTGCTGACGCTCTCAGTTACCTCACAGGCAGAGACTACAATGCAGCCAACATCAAAGACCTCGTATACGGACCAGCCTATGTTGGTGGCACGTCGGCAGATGCCTACATAGACTACTGCGCAGCGCAGAATGTGAGGCTGTTTGCTATCAAGGGCGACGGTCCAGCACTCGTGAAGGCGATCCGTGCGCAACTTGCTCTTGGCGTTGCAGCAATCGGAACCGAGCCTGATCCTTACGTGGACCCGACACTCGGCTGGAGTCACGCCATCATCTTTTATGGCATGGATGAGCCAGCAGGAACGCTTACCGCACGCGATCCCTACAGCACACAAGACGTTGTGCTCTCAGATGCAGTCTGGGCCAGCATGCTTGAATTTAGCGAAGTATGGCCGCTGGCACCTCTTCACCCACAGGAGAATATACCCCCTATGTCTACACTACAACGTTTACAGGCCGCAGGTTGGAAAGACGACGGCCAGAAGTTGACCGCCCCCAACGGCATCGCTATGGTCAAAGGCTTTCGTCTGGCAGTCATCAACGCAGCATACTACGACCCGGCAGATTGGCCGCTTGAGCTAGAACACGGCGCGGACCAGATGGAAGTGAGCAACCCAGGTATCGAGCCTGGAACTCAGCAAGTATGTCGCATGACCACGTTCGAGTGGACGCAGAAGCGTGGAGTCTTCCGCATGTGGACAGGCCAGGAAATCATCGCTCTGAGAAAGCTCGTTCAGCAGCACGAGACCGCGCCAACGCTGCCAATCTCGATCTACAACGACCTGAATGACGCGGCAACGCATGTCGAGCATGCAGTCTCAAACTTGCACGACGCCATCACACGGCACGCGTAACCACCAACTTACACCCCCTTGGTTTACACCAAAGTTTACACACATCTCACCATTCACCAAACAAAGGAGACTTTCACATGGACATTCAAATCATCGTCGCGGACCTCTTTCCCGTTGTCCTGCCTATCCTCTTCGCACTGATCGCGGTCGTCGCGAAATACTTCTGGACACGCTTGCCAGAAAACCAGCACCAACTTATCACAAGCATTGCGAACACCGCTGTCACCGCGGTTGAGCAGATCTACAGCGGATCACCTGGCAGCGATAAGCGTATGGCCGCCAAGAACATCATTGTCGATATGCTGGCAGCAGTGCACATCAAGATAGCTCCAGCGTTGATTGACGCAGCCATCGAGTCGGCCGTGTACGCGCTCAAGCAGAATGCAGTTGCTCCTGTCGCACCAGCAGCACCAGCAGAAGTAATACAGCACATACAAGGCGCGGCGTAATGTGCGAGTTTTGCGGTCCAGAGTGCGACTCCGTATTCCGACCTGCAACGACGCATTCGCGTCTCCCTGACGGTCAGGCGTTCGGAGAGGAGGACCATGATGCACAGATCAGCGAGGCCCAGAACGTGTTTGGGAGCATCGTAGAGAAACGTCATGGCCTGTGGGTTGACGAAGTTGGACCAGACGAGCCAGACCCAAAGGGTGAGAATGCAGGCCCAGCAGAGCCAGATGAGCACGCAGGACCAGCCAACGCACACGACCATAAGAAGCGGCAGCCAGTAGTGCCAATTCTACTACCACCGCTGTTTCCAGTACCACCGTGGAATTGGCCCAACGGCGGCGGAGCAGGGCAACCAAAGACGCCACCAGCATCAAGCTATCCCGGAGACCAACCAGAAATCGTAACGCTCAAGCAGTGGTATGCGTTCCATGACGCGTGTGACGATTGCGTCGCCAATATGCAAGTTGGTGCTATTCCCGTGCATCAAGCCTTCCCCAGCGGAGATATGCATCCACCCGCGCATCCTCATTGCAGATGCCATATGCAAACTGGACCAACACATCCATTCATTACACAGGTGATGCCATGATACTCAGTGATTTAGAATCGGCGGTCAGAACAGACCTGTTTGATCCCCCAGGCGCGAACCAGCGCTGGGCTAACTCTGATATCGACCGCGCTATAGACCGCGCTGTAGATCGTTACAGCGCATATTATCCTAACATCGCGCAAGCAGATATGCAGATGCAACCATTCCAAAGGACGTACCCTTACCCCAACAGCTACAACAGCAAATACAATGTCCTATGGATCGAGCGCATACTCTATCCCCTGCAGGTGTATGGGAGTCAGTTTACCCCACCGGGGTTTGGTCCAACAGGAGCAGCGCAGGCGGGTGCAGGTTTGGGCATAGGTCAGTATCAGTACGCTGTATCCTTCTTGTCGCAAGGTGGAGAGACCACACCATCGCCAGTGAGCAGCGTCACCACGACGGCAGGTAATCAGAAGGTCGCGCTTACAGCTATTCCTGTTGCCAACGGGCAGCCGAGCATTCCAGGCATCGCCACCAACACGGTTATCGGCAGGAACGTCTATCGTACTCCAGTTGGGAGTACACAACTCCTCTACCTCTACACCATCCCTGATAACGTCACCACGACCTATGTGGATACAGCGCCAGATAGTGTGCTCATCGGTATGCCTCCACCACCAACCGTAAACACAAGTGGTGTGATGTTCTGGCCGCCGATTGAACGCAGCTTCAACGAGTATAGCAATCTGTTTGACAGCACGGCGGCAATCGCGGCAGGGGGCAACATGGGTATCAATGGAGCCATTGGGCCGAGCGCTGGGCCAACAGGAACCGTTGAGCCATCATTCACGCTGCAGTTGAGCAGCGCCGAACTGCCCAAAGATAATTCGCTCTGCATGAGAGTGTTCTACGCCACCAAACACCAGCTTGATGCAAATGGCAGCACCATACCAGAGATACACAGAGATATCATCGCGCTTGGTGCAGTTGGCTACTGCATGGATGCATACAGCATTCCGACCAACGACAACTTTGACTTCCAGGACGGCGGCCTCAGAGATCGCGTGGACGACACGAAGATTCCGAGATCATGGGCAGCAGCCACCGCCGCGAAGCTTGCACAGTTTGAAGCGAGATTGGTGGAGATCAAGCAGCAACGTGATTTCGCATCATCAGCAAGAGTCCATTGGGGAGACGTAGGTATCAGGCAGCATCGATTATAAAAAGGGGTAAAAAGGAAAACCACCATGCCAGCATCCGACCTCACCAGCATCCAACAATCCATCGTGCGCCTGACCGATAAGCTAGACGCACTCATCTCTACCATGCCAGCAACCTATGCGATACGCACGGAGTTTGAGAAGCGCATGGAAACGGCTGAGCGGCGCATCGACGCCAACGAGACACGCCTACAGGCTCAGACCGCCAGGATGGACGAACTCAACCGCGCAGGCATGCAGTGGGCCAACGAGAGCTTTACCCAGGTGCAAAAGCAGGTCGGCGAGGAGACCAAGACCATGCGCCAGAATATCATCGACCTGGAACACCGAATCATGGAGAAGATGGATCAGCATCTCACCACCGGACGCGCCAACCGCCTGATGCTAGTCGTATCAACCAGCGGTTGGGCACTTACTCTAGCGATCTTTATCATCAGCCACTTCTGGAGGTGAGCGTATGCCCCAATTAGGTGTTGATTGCGAGGTACTGATCGACGGTTCAGGGTACTTCATCCAACCAAATAGTTACATGCTCAAGCAGCCGCGAGTCCGCAAGGCCACCATTCGCGCCGATGGCGGCGAGTCGTATGTCGATCTCGGACCAGGCAAGCGTGTATGGTCGATGGTCATACTCTGTGTGAATGAGCTTGTGAAATATGACGGAACTCCCACAGGTATGACAGGCCAGCAGTATCGTGATGCGCTCAGGACAAGCTACCTCAATTCAGTTGGTAACACGATCTTGTTCGTGCCAATCGACAACTCAACGACGGTTGCGACCCATTTCGACGGTTACTTAGAGCGTGTGATCGATATCCACTCTCAAATAATATCTCTTGCGACAGGGGGCAGTATCGCCTGCAGCTATGAGGTGCATATAGAGCTGGTTGAGGCTTAGAAAGTCCTGACATAGTATGACTGCACCACCACCAAAGCGTATACGATGGTTTGTGGAAACCATTTTAGGTCGCACCATCTATGACTATCAAGAAACTATTGCTGATGCAGTGCTGGATAGTGTTATCAATGGGCACGGGTATACATTTACCTGTATGCTTGCACGTCAGATGGGGAAAAACGAGACATCGGCTTTTATCGAAAGTTACATCCTGTTTGCTTACGAGCAAGGTTCTCTTGTAAAATGCGCTCCTACATGGGTTCCACAGGTCAACAACAGTCGAATAAGATTATTGAAGATGATGGAAGCTCCACTCTTGCGAGACCGATTTTGGAAAAGCATGGGCTATATCATCGGCCTTGCACCCTCCCCTGAACTCAGGGACGTGCAAGCAGGAACGAAAATATTTTTCTTTTCGGCGGGCCCCGACTCCTCCATTGTCGGCGCAACCGCTTCACTCTTGCTTGAGATTGACGAGGCGCAGGATGTCGCACAATCAAAATTCGATGTGGAACTGAGGCCAATGGCATCGACTACGAATGCGACCACTATTTTATGGGGGACGGCCTGGAGCAGCGACACGCTTCTTGCCAGGCAAATAGAGCACAATAAGGAACTCGAGGAGCAAGATGGTATCCGTCGGCACTTCGAGTTCGATTGGCGTACACTTGCTGCCATCAATCCGAAGTACAAAAAGTTTGTTGAAGGCGAGATACGGCGTCTTGGCGAAGACAGTATCTCGATCAGGACACAGTTTCGCTTATTGCCCATCAGTGGCGCAGGTCTGTTATTTAACGAGATTCAGCGTCATTTGCTTAAAGGTGTGCATAGTTGGCTTGATGCTCCTGTTGAAGACGAGTTTTACATCGCAGGAATGGACGTTGGGGGCGAGGAGAGACCTACCCCTGGGCAAGAAGAGAAAGCGAACGCAAAGCGCGACTCGACCATCATCACCATAGGGCGCGTGTCATACAACGAACTCGACTTGCCCAAGATCGAGGTTGTGCATAACTATTGGTTTACAGGGATGAAGTACAGCGACCAGTACGCCACCACCATCGAGCTCATGCAGCAGTGGAATATTCGCAAGATCGTCATCGACAAAACAGGGCTTGGAGCGGGTATAGCATCATTACTTGTTGACAAATTTGGTGATGAACGGGTTATCGGGTTCAACTTCTCACGACCAAGTAAGAGCGCACTGACCTTCCAGTTATTAGCCATGGTGAACAGCGGCAGACTCAAGATATATGAGCAAGATAAGGCGCCAGCCGAGATATATAACGAGTGCTGGAAACAACTCAAATTGGCAAGATACAGCATTCCATCCGAGGGGATGATCGCAATGAGGGTTGACGCGAACGAAGGACACGACGACTTCTTGTTGAGTATCGCACTCTGCACTGAAGCGATACGCGAGATACTTACGCAGGTGCAAGAGGCAAAGGTAGTGAAGCCGAGACGCTTGTATAGTGGTGAAAGTCGTTATTGAAGCTATCAGTATAATGTATTTGAGAACTCCGAGAGATGGGATGGTACACTCCAGGGTGTCGGTACGCATGTAGAACATGCATACCGACGCCTCCCCTTTTGTTGAAAAAAGTGTAACAAAGCGTTACATAGGAGGAAACAGCTATGAGCGAACCAGTTATCACCAAGTCACATCACGAGGCAGTCAAGTCTCATCACGCAGAACAACAACAGCACGGCACACACGAGGCAAAGCTGATGAGCAGCGAGCAGCACACGCTGCAGCAGCAGCTTGAGCGCATCGAACACAACTTTACGTATCATCCTCCCAAAGACGGTCAGCAGACACGCTACGAGACCATGCGCAACAAGGCGAAGGAGTTCGCCACTGAGATTGCGCATATGTCGCCAGCTTCCAGGGAGCAGAGTCTTGCACTGACGCATCTTGAGGAAGCGGTCATGTGGGCCAACGCAGCCATCTCACGAGAGACATAAGCAAGCGTAATGTTCACAGGCGATAATAAGCACGCAATGGGGAAGTCTTATTATCGTTTGATAGGTGTTATCGATAATAAGAAGTTTCACAGCCATTGTGCCGACAGTGTGGAGTGGGCGGCACGTAAGACGATTCATACATTGCTGTATGGGTCGTCTTGTTTTTGGGAGAAGACATCACAGATTTTGGCTACGTGTGTCTTACGGATGCTCTATGTCTATCGCACTTGGCGAAGCTCTCTCAGTAAACACATATGCTATATCCCTCAATATCAGAGAGAAAATGACCTTATTTGAAACAAAAAGTAGGCATGCTTAAAGGGTAAGAGATTCTTACGCAAGCGGCTGAAGTGCGACAAGGAGGTGTAGGAGCCGCTCATCGCACCAATGCCGCCTCACACATCGCGGGGAACAGATGCTACTCATACCATACCATACGCATGCTTGCGCAGGCTATGGTTCTACATGCAACTTGAGGAAAGATATTGCATAGATTTGGTACGTCTGTCTTACCCCGACACTAAGGGTACTATGACACTGTTTGAAAAAATGAGCCTCGTGATTGCTGCAGGAACGTTCGTTGTGCAGGCTATCATTCTTTGGCGTGAGCGTTCAAAGGGCGGCAAGAAGGGCGATCATGTAGATGACCCATAGGGAAAAGGAGGAGTAAGCGCGTTCAATTGACACAGCTTGTATACTGACACCATAAACTAGTTAAAGCAAAGTACCGTGATGAGTGCGCAGTATATCACGGAAAGAAGGCGACACCACTCTAAATCCTTATTCCGAACGCCAACGAACTCACGTTCTCCCTTCGGTCAGGCGTTCGGAGAGGAGGACAAGTGGGTGTCGCCTTTTTGATTGCCAGGATTCTTCAGAGGGCTTGCGTTTTTAGTATAGATCAATGACCGCAAGAGCCCGGTGGAACAACGTACAACGGCTTCCCCGTATCACGCGCAATAGACATAGAATTCGCGGTCCCAGTACTACCTCCAGTACTATGAACATCGTGAAACGCAACAACGACATCAGAATTGCCAACGATGAGGGGTTGCGACGAAGACCGGCTGATCTGCCGTACTTGTTCCAGTCAGCCGGGTAGATATCGGTCTTCAGGCCACGAGCCTTCGCGATATCCTCGGCCACCTTGTCAACGCCACGACCACGCCCTGACACAACGGTAGAGCCTGCTGGCAGCTTATTGACGAAATCTATGACTGCCTGCATGTCGCTGAATTCACGAGAGCCGACAATGCCAACTCTCCTGGCACCACTCTTAGCCAGCGACTGAATAAAATCAAGCGCATGCTCACACGGCGTCTTCACCTTTGGCGGCGGTTCAGGCTCCTTTTCAGGTTCCTGACTCTTCCTCACACGCGCATCACCAACACTCATCTTCTTCTCCTACTTTGTATTCCGACTGACAACGACGCATTCGCGTCTAGGATTCGCCTCAGTCAGTCGGAAAGGAAGCCTCCATTCATCACATCATCCAGGTCAAGGTCAAGTATCTGGCCGAGAGCATACTGGCCAATGTTTGCTCCATACTTCCTGTACAGACCATACTCTCGATCTCGGAAGCACGAGAGCCATGCACGGGTCAGATGCACATGACGAATGCACTCTAGTCCTATACAGCGCGTCGTACCAGGCTCACAGGTATCATTATAGCAACTGAGCAGCACCTTTGGACGAGCGTAGGACGTGTTGCGCCACGAGCCATAGCCCCAGCAGCCAACACGCGGCCCGAACGAAGGAAACGAACTATCCAGCGATGCCGAAATGCCATGTGCATCACAGATCGCCAGGAGTGCAGCCACAGCAGGCGTGTAGAGGCAGCCATACAGATGGACGCGTGGGACGCTTTCACGCGCAAGAAATGGTATGACGAGGGCCAGCGTCTCAAGAAAGTCTGACAGCATGCTTGGTAAACGTCCAAGCACGCACCATCCTCCTAAGCCGAGAATGTCACCATCTCTGAGCAGTGGCACCACCCGCTCGACACAGCGCAGATATTGCGCAGGCGTCACGCCCTACACGTTGAGCGCGAGAGCATAGCCGTTTCTATGCTTGTCTAAGAAACGCGCCGCCTGCACGCTCACATCAACCGCTTCTACGCCGTCAGACTCAGAGCATCGCAGTATCTTGCGCCTGGATGATTTGCCAGCGCTCTCGGCCAGGCGATGATCGACGAGCAGATCATACGAGGCACGATACGCAAGTTTGTCGGCATAGGTATATTTGTCGGCATGTCGCTCCTGACGCTTGAATGCCTCGGCAAATGAGAGACGGACGCCAGTACTCATTGGCTCTCCATAGGCACCGGAGTCCTGGAGCACACGTGTGCCAGGCGGCACATAGACGCTGTTGATGCCAAAGCCAATCTTCCCGCGTCCCACGATGGGCGAGATGCAGGCGTATGGTCCCGGATCGCACAGGTGGTAATTCCAGTATTTATGTGTGAGACCGCAATAGAAGCGAATGTGCTCTTGCATATATACAGTATAATAGAGGCACCGCAATTTTTTTTGGGAAAACCCCCGGTTGCATGTTGGGGACCGCCGCAGGCAAGGCCGCTCGCTCTTGGCGTGGGAACCGAGGTGAGTTCAACCCGCTCCTGTATCGCCCCGCCTGCGCCCCGCTCGCTCTTAGGGTTCAATTCCGCCTGAGAAGCCTACAAAACCGTTTTTGGTTCCCTCGACGGGAAAGGGTTTGTAAACTGCAACATATCTCATAAACCAAATCAGCCTAAACGACAACTGCAAAGTAGACAGGCCACATAAACTGTATTTTCAATCAGGACGTTTTTGGGCTTTTGGGGAAGGTTTTCGTGGTCAGTCGCTGGGTGGCTGCGCTTCGGGTTTGGGGGTGCCCCGCTCGCTCGTGCCTTCACGAGAGCAAAATGCACAACAGGACACGGTGTCGCGGTGGCGCTGGTTCAATTCCTTGGCCGTTCCGCTGCGTCGCCCTTGACATGCTTCGGTATGCATTCCGCGCCGAAGCAAGCCTCCCATCCATACGCTAATGCAGCACATGAAGAGGCTTGCTTCTCTGCTCCAAGCGTACCTACGCAAGTCAAGGGTACGCTACGCCGACTTGCTCCACTCCATTTGTTATCGCCAACTTTTGCCTCGCGCCAACCCTCCGCCGCACAGCAGCACTTTGTTGCGCTCACGCCGAGCGGGAAGCGCAAACGACGATCCGCTGCCTCGTGCCCTGGTCCGTCGTCTCGCCCAGCTCTCGTTGGTTGCCCTGGTGTTGCTCGTTGCCAGCTCTTCGTTGGTTGTCCGCTTTCCGCCGTGATCGCCGTGTTTCTCGTTTGTGTGTTGCTGTGTTTTTTTCTTTTTTTTGTTGGTGTTTGCGTGCTAGTGGAAGAGAAGAGCTTCTCAAAAAGTCAAGTGCAGGAGACGTAGTACGTGCATTTTTTATTTTGGCTCGAAATGCGTGGGGGTCGGGCTTGGGCTTGAGGCGTACCGGCTCATTAAAGTCGCATAGGTCGCTTGATTTTGATCTCGTGAACCTGCTCCACAAGCCGATTTATCAGGATATTCGATGTTACTTTTAACGTACTGTTACGTCTTAATATATAGAAGAGCAAATACAACTGCCCTTCCCGCGTGCGGACAGTTCGCACGCGGCACGAAAGGAGACCAGTCATGTACCACATCAAAGCATATTCTCAAGGCGATGTCGTCGCCGAGGCACACGTCGCAGGCGTTTCACAGGCTGTTCGCGTCGAGAACGCTCTTCTCGACGAGGAGCATATCGAGGATACCGATATCAAATACTACAATGCAGAAGGCGTCGAGGAGGACAAAGCCAAAATCATCGCGCACGTTTATCGCCGCTATCTCGGTCTCTAAAAAAAGGTCGCTCACATTTCGCAGATGTGAGCGACCTCAACAACTCTATAGAGCAGTTTCAACCGAAAGGATTATACATCATGAGCAACAAAATTGCTATCCACCAGCCAGAGCTCCGTCGCTACTTCAAGATCGCCAGCGACACCAACCCCGACATCACCTACATCATCCGCAGGATCGCCGACAGATGGATATGCTCTTGTCCTGATTTTCGCAAGCATTCCGCGGAGAGCAGCTACGAGTGCAAGCATGTTCGCGCTGTCTTGATTGAGGTGCAACGCTTGCAGGATGCACGCATTCAGGCCGAGATGACGCGCATTGCACAAGAGGCAGAGGTACGCGGATTAATTGCCACCATGCAAGAGCAGCTCGACGAGCTACGCGCACAGGTCGCGCAGCTCACCCAGGTACGACAGCCTATTCACATCAAAGCGGAGCAGATCATCATTGATGGACCGATCAAGGCAGCTCGTCAGGCACCGGCTAAGAGCCAGGACGCGCAGGCCACCGACGAGAAATTCAGGATCGAGGAGATTGTCACTGGCGGCAAGATTGTTGCCTGCATGGTAGACGGCCATCGTCTGCCGTTGATCCACAAGGAGTTTACAGTCGGCTGCACTTGTGACGAGGCAGACGACAAGATGTGCAAGCACGGCAAGGCGGTTGACGCCTACCTTGCCAGGCGCAAGAAGCAGCCTGCGCCTATAGCAAAAGTGCAGGAGGTATCCTGCGAGGTTGCACAAGCGAAAAAAGAGTATGACCCACTGGCAGCTCCACTAAACGGCAATCGTGGTTTCTCTCTTCTCAAGAGATAA